TACGTAAGCGTAGTCCAACACGCTTTCTCATGATTCTGTAACTCCAAACTACAACGGATAGCCCACGATCGAGCCCGGTCCATACGGCACCCAAGACAGCCACCACACGGCAATTCCACCGATTCGCGGTCATCTGACTCGGGGGGCTTTAGCGAGACTTTGCCATCTAACCGCCACATCCGAAACGGATGATGGCAAGCCACGATTACAGCCTCCAGCCGCCGCGCAGCGGGGACCGGAGATTAAGGGCCATGGTCTTCCCAGAACGCCCCCGAAACTTACGGGCCGAACGGCCCTTGGACTGCGGCATCCTACGCATGCTCTCACCTCTTTGTGTGGGTTAGGGGCTGTCAGTTAGCACGTATTTAACAAGATAGTATATACGTGCTAACCTAGCGCGCCCCCTCATCGGGGGCTTGCTGAGGCTCGGCAGAGCTCGAGGGTACCTCGACCCCTGCCGACCCTATCTTGAGGGCTCCTGAGGCAATTGCGGCCCAAACAGAGCCCATATCAGGGTACTGAACCCTAACTTCATGCGGCAGCGCATCATAAGCCGCGCCTACAGCTCTGCTCGCCTCCATCGACGTCGACAAATCGACGTCAAAATCCCATTCCCCGTACTGTACTGGACGGGGAATCAACCCATGACGGGTCACCAAATTATTAATATCTGACTCGGCCTTGAATTCCTGACGAGTCATATCCTCTTCTGGATCACAATACAAACCTTCAGACACCGCAATCTCATCTAAACTATCAATCTTTGAACGGAACATTACTTCAGTCCTCCCTTAAAGAGTTCGGACAACACCTTCGCAGTCGAAATCGCATTACTCAACATACCACCGCGCCGCTGCAAATCACCAAGTCGCTTCTGAAAACCGGCCTCTACACCAGAAATAACATTAGAATTGTTCGCGGCCTGAATCTGCGCACGAAGCGCCTGAACCGACAACGGCGCAGTGTCAATCTCCTGCTGCGCCAACGCCTCCGCTCGGCGCTCCAACAACGACTTACCAAATACACCATTTACATACGGCTTCGCCGCCAAATTCTTCTTTAAGGTCGCATCGACTCCGACCATATACGCATTATCACGCGCCGCTTGCGCATCCGCTTCCGCTTTCGCAATCGACGCATTCATCAACGCAACCTGTTGCTGCGCAGCACGCGCAGACAACGCCGACGACACTCCCTGTCCTAAAACATTCTGTGCATCACCGGACGCACCCATAGGAGCACTCGCCGTGGTACCATACGCCAGCGCGGGATTCAAACCCGCTGCCTCAAAATCCTTCACCGAACGCTGCGCCGCAGTCGATGACATACGCTCCTGAAACGCCATCTGCTCCCGAGCAAATTTACGGCTCGTAGACTGCTGCTGCAGCGCACCCCCAGCGCTCAACACGCTGGGGATGAGCCACGAAGCAATAGCACCAAGCGCCATTAGAAGCGCCCGAGCGTAACCGGCGTACCAAACATCGGAATCGGACGCACCGCCTCACGCTGAATCAATAGATCACCAAGATACTCCTGCTGATTCGACGCGGCGGTAGCACCCGCCGCAAGCACACGGCTCATAGGCGGGGTGTCCTCAACAAATGTCTGACCAAGAACCGGTGCAGAAGAAAAATTCTGAGCGAGATGCCACCCAGACAACGTACCGGGGACATAAGTACGGAAACGACCGGTAACCTCAGAATACCGCGTACGATACTCATGCCACCGTTCCTGATAACCAAAAACAACATTATCATTCGCCGGATCACCAGTCGAATAAATCTCCTTACGCAGAACCTCCTGCTCACCAAGTCCCGCGAGAGAAGGCCAATAAAAATCATACCGCGTCGAACGACTAAACGTCCGGGGCACACCCTGATTATACGACAGCTCACTACGTACGCTAAGAATGCCAATCACATAACCATGCTCGGTCGACGCGTACGACGCCCGATGTTGACCAACAGCCGTCCCAGCAGCACCAAGCGAACCAACCACTCCGTCTTCAGATGGCGCAGTCTGCGCCACCGGAGTGACATTCAGCTGTGACGTACCACCACCAATATACTCAGGACGCTGCATCCGCGCATCCGGCGAAATAACACCAAAATGCGACCGAACAATTTCGGTATAACGCGTACCACCTCGCGCATCGCGCTCGAGCAACTGCTGAACAAGAAACGCCTGTCGAAGTTGGTTAATACCAACACCGGTGACGTTCGTCATATCAGCATACACAGTCGGCCGATAACCCGTACCGAACGCCTCTACCTCCATATAGAACGGCGAATTATTAGCACCAAACGCATTCGCATACACACGAGTGGTACCCTTCGCCGTCTCATATACCGTCTGATTCGTACCGGGATACTGCGAACCCGGATCAGTACCTAGACCAACAATAGGCGCGCTACCAAGAATGGGAATGGTAGGCGCCTGAAACTTCTGAGGCCACGGCAACGCGGACGTAAAATAATCCTGCGACTTCGCGCGCCGAAACGGACCACCCGAAATGCCGTAATCCGTCACCAACGACAACGCATCGCCAGTCAACAGATTAGGCGACGCAATCAAATTCTCATCACGAAACCACTCTGAATAAATCAAATTATACGCGCGAAACGGCAACGCATTAATCTGAATATCCTGCGTACGTTGCGTGCCAATAGGCAATCCAAAATAATCGGACAGCGTACCAACCTGATTACCGGCTGATGCCGGATTCGCCAAAAGCGTAGCACGAGGAACCGTCAAATCAATAGACTGATTCGGGCTCGACTGCTCGCCCATAAACCGCTTCCAATTCGACCAAACAAGTCGATTAGGAACAAAAAAGAAATGCGTATCAATACGCTGATTATCCATCAACGGAAACAACGGCGTCGCCATACGAACATACGCCGTCACATTATACTTCACATGATCACCGGGTAAAATCTCATCCACAAGAAACGGAATAAGTAACCCGGCATTAAATGTCGTTTTACGAGTAAACGACCCAACAAACTTCGAACGCGGCACATCTGGCCGCTGCACCATCGCCGAGTCTTGCTGACTCGCCAGCTTCCTCGAAGGAAGTTTATATCCCGAATCCATTAGCCAATCGCCTCATCGAGCTTGGCAGCTTCCGCGGCTTCCTTGGCCTGCTTCCACTGCGTTCCAGAAAAAATAACCTGAGGGGTACCCATAAAATTCCCCTCATCATCAAGAATACCAAGCGACACCAAAGCAAAATCGTCCGGGTGCTGCGCCGGATACGACTTTGGATCGCTCATTACATCATGAAAAAAACGAATAGCAGCGGCGTCGGCCTTAAAAAGCCACACCTGCTGCCCAATGCTCTCCGCCACTTTGTCTCGAATCGCATACACATTCATCATCCTAGCTTCCTCCGTTGGGATTGAAGTTTTAACCGCGCACGTGCATTCGCTTCTGCTGCCTCCCGCTCTTCAGCGGTCCTCGCTCTACGATGCTTCCAACGCTCATGCTGCACTTCTTCCACCAACTCCGGCGCTGCATTCGCCTTAAAAGACTCATGCAAATACCGAGGGACCGGATACTTCGTACCATCCATCACAGCAAACCTCGACCATGACTTCCAAAACGATCGAGCTTCGCCACCAATTCCAGGACGTCGCGACATCAACAAAAACGGCGCTTCTCTACCATACACTTCGCCGGTCTCGCTGTCAATAGTCTCCTTAAACTCGTCCTTCCAACCCTCCTTCTTCGCACAATATCCAGCAACATACCGAATCGCAGGAGGCGTAAGGGTATGCACCCCTACGTACCCTGCCTCCCACGCCTTCTCAATAGACTTTTCGGCCTTGTCAATGCCAAAAAGGATAGCGTGGTAATGGGGCCTACCACCGCGTTCGCCATACTCTCCGCAACCAAAAAATCGGACTTTTTCAGGCGACAAACGCGCTCGTAAACGCTTAATGTAGCCGGAGAGATGCTCTCGCCTAACGGACCTATTCGCGGGCAAATTGTCGTCGGAGTACGTAAGCGTAGTCCAACACGCTTTCTCATGATTCTGTAACTCCAAACTACAACGGATAGCCCACGATCGAGCCCGGTCCATACGGCACCCAAGACAGCCACCACACGGCAATTCCACCG